TACAAAAGCAGCCATGATGATACCTAAAGGCACAGTAGGTGTGGTTGCTAACGCTGCAGTGACTCCGAGCGCACCATTTATAAGTGCAGAGACTATTGCCCACTTCTTCTGTTTCTCACCGGCTTCCTTACGTTTCTGTTCTGCTTCCTTCTCAAGTTTAGCCTCCAACTGGCTTTTACGCTTAGAAGTCACGTTTAGGGTGTCTATCTTAGCCTTTTCCGTATCGTGCCAGTTTTCATAAGAAGCATCGTTTTTAGCCTTCATATACTGATAAACTTGCTCATTTAATGAAAGAGCTTCCTGCGTTACCTGTGATATACTGGAAGACCATGACTGAAAATTATCGAATCTGGCTTGCTTATCCTCAGCATCGTACTGAGCGGTCATCTCACTTCTTCTTAGTGCAAAATCAAGTTCTATCTCAGTGATCTGATTCTGATATTCTTCGAAAGAGATCTTCTTCTGGTCTAACATCAGTTTGAATGAGTCAGCCTCTTTCTGCTGCTCTATATCCAATAAGGAAATGGCTTTCACTCTTACATCTCTTCCTCTATTGATAGAAGACTCAGCAAGCATCAATTTAGTTGCTGCCATGTCCCTTTCTTTAGCCATAGTTTCTTCTTGTATGCGAAGGATCTCGTCCTGTTCCGCTTTCTTAAGAGCTGCTCTATCATCTGCATACTTTTGATCAAGGTTCTTAGTGCTAAGACCCTGCTTCATAAGTATCACAAAGTTCTTATCATACTCTTCTGTAAGTAGCCTTACTCTACCAGCCATACTTTTCTGAAGGATAGCAGTCCTAGACATCTCAGATACAGCCATAGCAGCATCCATAGCCTCTTTTTTCTGTCTATTAGCCTCATCGATGAGTGCTTTCTCAGCATCGAACTGTTCCTTAAGGATCGCGGCTTTATCAGCGGCATACTTTATATCTATAGATACAGTAGATACGTTATTCTTTATAAGTTCAGTCTTCTCTTTATAGTGCTGGTTAGCTAACATCTTTAGCCTACCCTCATAAGTCTTCTGAAGGGTAGCATCTCGAGCAGCATCGCTTATAGCAAGTGCCTTGTTAAGATCGTCCATCCTCTTCTTAGCAGCACCACCATCACCTCCACCCTGGCTAAGGTCCATAGCACCCTTCTTAGATTTATCCGCGCCTTGTGCGAAGATATCTCCAGTGTATGCACCCCCTGATAACGAAGCAGCGCTAACCTGGAGGGCTCCACCTAAGCCAAGTACCTCTTTCTTTAGGTCAGACACAGACTCTGTGTAATAACCTTCTAAGAAGGCTTTCCACTCGGTAGGAAGCCCTGGTACCATAGACAGGCCCTTAGCCATCACACCAAATGCTGTATTGATTGTTTCAGCGGCAACTACGATGCTCTGGGTCAAGACTCCGACTAAAGTGATAAGGTTAGTCACTAAGTAGGTGACACCAAAAAGTGCTGCTTGTACTGAGCCCCACACTCCTGCGAACGCTTTTATGTAGTTCACATTAGCAAAAGACTCTGTCATTATACCGAACATCTTTATGAAAGGTGTGAGTATGATATTCTTGAAGTGAGTGAACTTAGCACCCATTAAATCTTGTTGATCGCCTATTTTAGCTGTTACATTGATTAGTTCGGGGCTCATAGCAGTGTACTTAGAGTACTCACCTAACATACTCTCTATCTCATCTGTATTCATAGCCAGTAAAGGTGCAAGTTCTTTGCTACTCTTACCAAATAATTTATTAGCTGCTATATTCCTAGCTGTTGCATCACCTATCTTGGATAAAGATATGATAGTTTCCTTGAACACTGTATCAGTATCCTTGAACTTACCTGTAGAATCCATCACGGATATACCAAGTTGTTTGAAGATAGAAGATTCTAAGGATGTCTCTTTGCCGGCAAGCATCATACTATTTCTTAACTCATTCATAGAAGGAGTGATATCTGATATGGTAGTACCTGCTTGTTTAAGCACTATATCCCAGGTCTGATAAGCTTGGGTGCTGAGTCCTACTTTAGCAGCATTGTCCTCTATGGCGCTTCCGGCATCTATGGACTTCTGTGCAAATCCTGATATAGTATTAAACACCAGTGCTATGGCGCCTGTGACTGCTCCTATGATGGGTATAGCAAGACTCATAGAACCAAAGAATGATATCAAACCATGGCCCTTGCCAACTAAGCCCGCCATCGCTCCAGCTACTGTACCATACTGCCTAGTAGAATTTGCCACCTGCTCATTTAACTTACCTAAAGTAGTGGTGGCTTCTTTAGTTTTCTTTGTGGATACACCTATACCTGTATAGTATCCAAAAATAGTTCTAGCGAGCTGCCCAAAACTGGCGGCACCTTTGTTACCCTTCTTAGTAAGTTCATTTAAAGCAAAGGCTGATCCTAAATAGGCTCTATTGAGTGCTTTACTTTCTATACCTATGCTTTTAAGGCCGCCCAAAATATTTCCTAACGTAGATACATACGCCTTCATCACACTCTTCGGGCTAAGAGCATCGCCAAGCATCCTAAAAGCAAAAGTTGTTATTGCCACGACCTTACTGACAGCGTACAGAGTACCTAATACGTCACCAAATGCTGTCTTAGCACCTTTTTCAAAGGTGCTATAAGCCTGCGCAGCTATTTTACCTGATGCACCCATCACAATACCGAAGTTAGAGGCCGCCTTAGTGGCCTCAGTTACTGTTTTAGTAGTATCAGCAGTAGTTTTTGCATTAGTTTTAGAAGTTTCGGTGTTCTCTTGGATCTTTTTATTGGCTTCACCTATGATTTTACCGAACTCTTTCAGCATCTTATTGGTCTCAGTTAGACCAGGAGTCATCAAATCCTGATATATACCGGTTATAGCCAGTGTAGAGTTTATTGTATTGCCTGCTTTATTAGCCATATGCTACCCCTTAATTAATCAAAAATGGGACAAACCCCATTATAACTATAAGACAGGACAATTTTACTTCTTTGACTTAGCCATGAACTGGTTCTTAAGAGCAGATAAGTTCTTGTCTGTGGTAGACTTCGAACTTGGGTTCTCTTTTTTCATACTATCTATCTTGATAGTGTTTGACCAGTAATCATACTCCTTGATGAATTCCCAGAACCTATAGGACATATCCTTATAAGCTAAGGGAGGTGCGTTAAAGATAAGGTAGTACTTGTACATGTCATAATACTCTAGCGCTTCACCACAAACACACTTAAGTGGGCATGTTGCCAGGTCCAGTTCTAAGTACTCATTGATATACAAGGAGGAGTCATTGTCGCGAAGATCACAGTTCAACTCCTCCCTGACTCTATCCGGACAAGTACTACAACTAAGTCCCTCTATGGCTCCATGGTGGATACCCGCAAGTATCCTAGCTCCAGCGAGTAGAAGATCCACTATTAAACAAGCCCGTTAGCGCTCATTATGTGGTTCATGACATGCACCTTCAACATAGTAGGAAGGGAGTCATACATTTTTTTGGATATATAATCCTTACCATCTTCGCTCTCCCATGCAACACATGAGTCAGTAGAGATATCGATAAGGTTATCATAACCCACAATACTTTCCTGAGTAAGTTTGCTGAGTACATCATCTCTTCGTACCTTTTCTTTAGTAGGAAGGGCTTTGGCTTCAAGAGAGTCAATGAACAAGAACTTAAGTGTACGTTGATCTTCTACACTAAGAGCCTTGATCTTGAAGGTTGGAAGGAATTGGGGATCGATATCTTTGATCTCTGGGGTGAAATCAGTTGTACCTGATATGATAGAGAATCCCATAAGCTTCTTACGGGTAGCCGCATCGATTACAAGCTTTGTCTTAGACATTTAAGCACTCCTGGAAAGGTTTATTAATTATAGATACTAATATTAGGCACATATGTTGTGCAAAAGAAACAAGGGCTCGGTTTTACCCTTGCCCTTGTGCCCTCTATAAAAAACAACCAGGAGGTTGTGTTAGGTTAGTAAACCTTTTCTATTTCACTTATAGATAGAGTGAAAACAGCTTCTTTTTCAGCCTGTGTGGCTCCGAGGATATTCCTCAAAGGTCTGAAGTTAAGTTCATTTCTGAACCTTCCTGAGTCATCACCTATTGAGTTATTCATCAACTGAGCGCGAGGTACTTCTAAAGATACCGATGCGTTTATGATCTCTACTTTATACAGTGTTACAGTATTAAGAGAGTCGAAGAAATCCCAAGTGGTAAGGTTAGTCAACAGAGGGTTGATCTTTACCATAGGTTTTCTTGCAGTGATACTATCATACAAGATACCAGATAAATCAGCCTGACAGTTGATAGAAGAGATCTCTGAACCAAGTTCAAGAGAGAACGAGTTAGTGCAGAATTCGATTGCAGCACCATCTTCATTACCATTTACATCAAGCGGAGTGATCTGAACAGTAGTGTCCAAGAACTTATCAGCCAAAGTACCGATACCGTCTGTATCACTATACTCAGGGATAGAAACAAGTTCTGTTACGCCATCTACTTTACCAGAGAACTTAAAGTTAGCCATGAAAGGCTTACCAGTTCCTTCACAACCAATACTGAGAGTACCCATAGCTCCAGCTACTTTATACTCGATAGCCTTAGGGCTTGAACCTGTCTCAATATCTATGATAGCAGCAGTAAGCGTAGTAGCATCTGACGCTCTTGTTGGTGTATACTTCCATTCACCAGCAATCCCAGTAGCTCCGACATATGCTTCAGTAAGACCAGAACATGCAAACAGTTTTCCTTCAGGGAAAGAACTAATAGCTCCAGTGTAGCTGTACACTCCAGGTGCAATCTTAACATCAAAAGAAATCTCACCCTTTTTGATACCCGGGATTGCTTCATCTTGAGTGTGGTCACCGGTAGCAAATTTACTGTTCTCATTATCCATCTCAACCGTTAATGCACCTAGAGCAAGGTTTCTTACCCTGATGTTATAGTCTGCCGCAGAAAAAGTTTCAGCGGTACCAGGAGTACCTTCTTTTTTAGCAACAAACAGCCTATTCTCTCCATTAAAAATTCCCATGATTTTATTCTCCTTTATTGTTTCTACAGATTAAATACAAATATTGATAGCCGGATTAAGTCTTGACTGTGAATACTGTATGGTTATATCTACTTTCAACTCTCCAGCCCTTAAAACATTCCCTACTTTATTGTAGTTACGGCTGAAACTATTTATACTTACGATATCGCACGTATCATTCAAGTGATAATTATTAGATAGGCAGAACTTTATATCCTGTTCTAGCTCATTCATTAACACCTTTAAAGCTTGTCTAGGGTTCACAGAAGGGTCCAGGTTCTCAACCTTACACTCAAGTGTGTATCTGAGCATATTCCTATACGCCTTAGATTCTCCTGAGAGTATAGTCTCATTAGGACTCATCCGTAGCACAATCGAAGGGTATCCTCCATCACTTATAGTAACAGCCTCATCATCTTGTTCGAAATACACACTCTTTAGCTCATTCAAGTACTTGTATGCACCATGAGTTTCACCATCTATCGTTAGAAGGACGGCACCTAGTTGTGTTTCTATTGCTGTTATTCTATCCAAGATTAGCTCCGTACCTGTTTTCCAAATGAAACAGCTCTATCGGATCGGTTCATCACCGTTCCTGTCAGCATCGCATAAGTAATCTCAGGTTTGTATCTATTGATAAGGAACAATGATCTGTCAAACAATTGTCTGTACACATCACCCTCTCCAACATCTGTTACGTTCACTCCGATGTAATCTCCTGCAAAGTTATAGAGTGCGTACTGCACTAAATAAGCCTTGAACACTGAGCAGATAGGATCAACAAGGAAAGTAGCATCCATGACACCAAGAGATTGCGCGAAGCTCTCTGCCTCAGCATTGGCTAAGTCTACATATATCTGTTTGGTATCGGACGAAGTTATCCGCGAGAACAAACTATTCGTGATATCAGAGATTGAAATGTAATCAGCCACTATACGCCTCCAAAGGTTTCATTTACCGCTGCTATTATCGCCCTACTTACCGCATCCTCTATTGAGGAAGTATTACTCTCAAGTGCATTCTCAAAGAAATTATCACCTGACCAACTACCATGTCCATCTATCACGTACCTAGAATATTCGACTGAGTCATCAACATACCCTTGTATGTTTGTTGATATGGATTCAGAACCTACAGAACTGCCCACATCAACATGTGTACCACCAGTCATCTTACCTGTCTTACTCTTGTACCTGTGCACCCTTTTAGCGGTAGTCTCCATTGCTAGGGCCGGTGCGGCCAACTCTCTACTCAAATGTCTATCTAATACAGATTCAAAGTCTTCACTAGATCCTTCGGGTAATAAAGATATGGCACCAGTAGTACTAACATCTAAGTCTGTATCTAATTCTAGTGCCATATCATCACTTAAAGGAACAGGTACCGGTTAAAGTACCCGCTCTGTATCAATTAAGCTTTTACTATTGCTAAAGAAGCAGTAGCATCTGCCCTAAGAACCTTAGCTCCGTATACAGAGAGTCCTTTAGCTGCAGAACCGAATCTCTTCTCTGGTTTGTAGAACTCAAGAGCGCTTACAGACTGTACGCAAGCAGCAGATCTCTGGATACCCGCGATTGCTTTGACTACAGTACCTACTGAAGGAACAACAGAAGAAACAAGGTTGTTACTCATGTAGATGTTAAAACCGAAAAAGTTGGTTACGAAACCTTTTGAACGCGCTTCTTCAAGAGTAGTAGACGCAGTAACGATGTTAGATGCTGCAATAGCATTCTGAGCAAATGAAGGAAGAACAAGGAAACGTCCTTCTTGCGGTACGTTTGCGTCGTCGAAAGAAGTCTTTACGTTGGAGATCCAGTCAAGTACAGTAGACTCATCGATACCGATAGCAGTAGAAGCACCGTAGATAGAAGTGTTATCGATTGTAGCTTCACTATCAAGGATACTTGCGATATACGCGTCCTGTACGTTTGACAGTGAATAAGCTGCCTGTTCTACGAAAAGCGGAAGAAGGTCTTTAGCCTGTTGTTCAGAATCTACCTGGTCAACAGCGATGTTGAAATACTTAGCCTGATCAATAGTGATCACTGCACCAGTATCAAGAACATCCTGCATAAGCATGTCTGTTCCATCATAGTCATCAGTAGTGATAGTACCAACTGAAGGTACTTTATAAGACTCTCCTCTTTCGATATCTGCTCCTGCTCTAGGCATAAGGATAAGATTTCCGAAAACAAGGTCCTTCTTAAGGGTTGCATTTACGAATGCAGTAACTACATTCTTTGGGATGAAATAATCAAGAAAATTCGCCATTTTTAAACTCCTATGTTTAAAATATTGTTTTAAATACGCCTTACAATTTTATATTGTATTGCTTTGCTAACGATTTAACGTCTAACAAAGCCTCATCTACCGTCAACTTACTGTTATCTTGCACCGTCCTGTTACCTCTACCAGGCTCGCCTGTGCCGGTTACTTGGGAACTCTTCACGATATCAGCATTGTTCTTAAGGAACTTCTCTAAGCCAGTGCTGAAATCAACATCTGCACCATCTATGTTCCATACTTCCTTATCATCTACCTTCCTAACATCACCTTTAGCGATTAGAGTATCGATCACGAACTTCGATCCATATACTTTCTCACCAAGGGTTTGAGTCAACTTAGATCTTAGAGACTCTCTTATAGAATCTTCTGAGGCTCTACGCTGAGCTGCCTGTGATTCAATGAACTTTTCATTAAGCTCCGAGAGCTTACTGTTAAGGGAATTTATCGTGATCTCTGCATCAGAAGATGCTTTAGCTTTGCTGCTAAGTTCACTTAGGTACTCCTTAAAGTTCTTACCACCTTCAGGGTCGTACCCTGATTCTTTCAAAGAACTCTTCAACTTCAGTAGCTCACCGTCTTTTTTCTGATACAGTGAAATACCCTTCTGTTTTTCAATCTCCACTAAACCTTGTACTGCTTCGAGTACTTTTGCTTGGTCCACTTGTCCGTCAGCGCCAGAAAGAAGCGCCTTTAATTCTTCAAAAGTCATTTTAACCTCACGGGTTGTTGTTTTAAATAGAGGAATCTCGTTCCTTGTATAATATTAGGCACACATCATAGATAAGGTTATTGTTCAAGCGCTTCAAAGGAGCCTGAATCGTCACTTCCAACATCCTCGATAGTATCAAATTGACCCATATAACCCTCTTTAGGCACCACTTCAGAGACTACATCCCCAGTCCGAGCACTCATGATCTTAGATTTCAACTCTAGGTATCTATCTGTGTCCATATCTGAGTTATATCTAAGAAGATCTAACAACTGTGCCTTGATCTCATTATCCACGTCTTCTGAGATAGATAAGGATAGAAGTTCCTTAAGGAACGTAAGTTGGGTACCTACCTCAGCTGTATTGAATGGTGTATACTCTCTATCATACTCTACTTCGATGATAAAAGGTTCAGTATACGTACCAAATAAACTTGCTACCTTATACTCAAGGCCCTCAGATATGTCAGCATTGCTATTAAGCGCTTCCGATGTGCCTTGGAATTCAAATGCAAGAGCTACACCAGACTTAACTGATATAGAACCACTCTGTACTACAGCACCAGCTAAAGCACCTTGGGATATGATAGTCTCTACAAGGAACTTGATCTCATCCAAAGAGTTTGCATTGATGGATGTATCCGGAGATATGTAGGTAGGCATGTTAGTGACGTCGCGCGGCACAAATAACGTGGATTTAGAACCTACTTCGATAGTAACCTTAGGGTCAGCCCCGGGGATCACCAACAAACTGAATGCTGAGTCTCTACCCAATTCCCTAAGTTCTGAAACTTGATTGTATAAAGCCTTACTCATTTGAGCCATATTGATGGCTGAAGGAGTAGGTAGTACATCCCCATACATGACCGGTATCACAGGTAGTATGCCCATCATATGAGCAACTTTTGATATCACTATGATCTCTTCACCATCTATCTTGAACTCGAGTACCGTCTCTGAGTCGTACTTCCTATACTTGATAGTACCATCCGGTAATCTCTTATGGAAGAATGTGATAGATGTCAGCTTATCAAAATCGTCTGTCTCATACGTTATAACATCCAACGGTGTTTTAAGGCTAACAAAAGGTAACTTCCTGTTGTTTATCTGTTCTTTTAGTGTTGGAGGTATATCATCTTCCTTGAAAGAATCCATGACCACATAACACTGGCCCATGTAGTTAGCTGTGGTTATAGCCTTCTCCATGAACTTTGTTAGTGTGCATCCCTTATTATCAGCATCTTCCTCAAAGACTCGGTAAAGGTCTGATATATGATCTCGCGTGATCTTCTGATTGAACACAGGTTTTACGATAGAATCTACAATAGGACCCATCAGATTTATATAATAAGCCTGTTCCTTACGTTCACTATAGTCAGAATGACCCTCTCTCCGGTATCTGTGTAGATACTCCCCTGTTAAGTACCCGCCATCACCTAAGTAGGAGTCCTGGACTAACTTATAACTTGCTCTCAACTGATTGACTTCATTTTCTTCGGACATGTTTATCCCCTTTTAAGGTGTCTCTACCACTTTATTGTATTAGACAATTAGAACTTCTTGTTAGAACCTATGTACTTTTGGTCAGATATTTTGTTAACACAAGCGTAACGAAGTCCATCCCCGACATAATGATTGTACTTATCTATAGGTTCATTAGTGACCTCACCATCAGTACCCTTCTTGTACGTATAAAGCTTACTCTCTTCGAGTACATTGGTGCACTTAGGCCTAACAACTATGTTATTCTGATTCAACCAAAAGATACCATCCATGATGCTTCCCTTAGCCCCATTTACGTTCAAACCAAGGCTCCTGAGTCTATCTATGATCCTAGGTGATGAATTATCCGCGTAGGCTTCGTAGTATCTTATCCCATAAAAATTAAGCCGTTCCTTGATGCCCACGACCATAGCCTCTTCACTCATACCCTTACCACCACACTCATCAAACACATAGACTGTCCTATTCCGTTCATCATATGCCGTGAATACTATAGCTGTAGGGTCATTAGTGAAACCAAAGTCTATACCTATATTGATGCCTAACGACTCTAGTCTTAGTGCTACAGGATCAAACTCGCGCTCTATGACATTAGGTAGGCATAATGTGCCTAGTATACCGAAATTACCCTTACAATACACTTGATAGTGGTAAGGGCTGGTACTTTTCATACCTTCAAGAGTCTTCCTCTCTTCATCCTCAAGGAACTTATTATCCAGGTGCGTGGTCTTAAGTATCCAAAGATCCTCGGATATGTACTGTTTAGCATCCGCATTGAAGTCGTACTCATCCTCAATAGGTGCGAAGAACTTCTTATATATCCAATGTTTCTTGAATATAGGGTTGAAAAGCAAGGTGACAGTCTTCTTGAACCTACAAGTACCGCGCTGTCTAAGTAGGATATCATTGTACTCATCCTCTGTGATCTCTGTAGCTTCTTCTATGATGATCTTACTGAATGCATCGTCCTCTAAAGGTGTGATAGACTTCAGACGTTCAGTATCCGGATAGATACCTGCCGTTACTATACAACCCGTGCTCACAAGGCACTCGATAGTCTTAGCTGATTGATCGATCTTAAAGAATTCAGATAAGCCCATCTTCTTGATAGACTTCTTAAGCTGCAGCCAAACTGATTTAGATATCGATGAAGCATTCCTACGGACTATCAGTATGGAGTGTCCCTGCATGGCCCATATAGGTGCCATTGTAAATTCTGAATAGGATTTACCTGAACTTGACCCGCCAAATCTTATTTGAGTACGGATCTCACTATTAAGTGCCGGTAGATATACGTCATTGAATATGCCTGGGTTTATGTCTAGCTCTATCTCCACTATGAACCTATCTTGATAGTTATCTTAGCATCTTTAGAAAGGAACTCTTTCTCCATAGCGAGTCTTAATCTTACTTCTTCAGGCACCCATTTAGCCTTGCACCTAAGCCATAGTAGCTTACCAGGTACAGAATCAAGTGCAGATGCTGTGATGCGTTCTTCCTGGATGCCCGCAGCTTCCTTGAACAAGGCTATCAGTTCAGGCACAGGTGTTGTATGCGTATAATGATACCTCATCTGTTTACCCATGCCGCCATGTATCTGCATGAATGTGCCAAAGTATAACGCTGTTGGATCGTTCTTAAATAGCTTTACTATCTTCTTAGTCTTAGTTATGTGCGGTGTATAGTCGAAACTCTTACCTTTCCTACGTGCTTTCCTCTTTTTTACAGGGGCCTTAGTAGGTTTTTCAACATCTTCCATAAGTACCTCCACGGGTATTTAATATGCTCACGGCATGTAATTATTAGGCACTTTACTATACATGTACCATTAAATCTCTTCATATGTGGGAGGATTCCTATTAACTGCATCACCCTGTAGGTATTATTTTATGATTCTATAAAATAACATAATCCGTCCACATATGTCGACGGATTATGAACAAGTGCCTATCAAAATCCTTCCATATGTGGACGGATTCCTGTGTAATTACAATGTGTGCGTGTGACCATGTCTTACTATGTCTTCTATATTATTATACAATTTTATAAATTATTTGTTTAAATTTTTACGTAAATGTGGTATATTTACGTATATGTTACTTTGTGTCATAATCTATAAAAAGCAAAGTAATAATACTTAACCAGGAGAAGAGGCATGTATGAAAACAAAAAGAAGAAGAAAAGTCATGAGGCAGATTGGCTTAGGGAAGAGTTCCTAACTACTTCCTGTCCAATCAAAAGAAACTGGGTTATGAAGAAGCTCATAGCTATTTGGGAACCTTACGTACTCTCAAAGATTACAAACTTTGATACTCTAGCTAAAGACGAGATACTTCAGATCTACCGTATTAGATGCTTAGAAAGTATTCATTCCTTCAAAGGTAAGAACGGTGCTACATTCAAGAGTTTCCTTTATTACGCTGCAGTAAGCGCAGTATCAAGATACTTATTAGGCGAGAAGAAAACACGCCTTGAGTACAACTTCCAAGGATTAGATACATATTCTACTGGAGTCATCAACATGATGGTATCAAGGAGTATAGACTTCGATACTTCTTATACGAAAAACACTAACGCAGTATATGGTTCATCTATCAATACTGATGAGATAGACTGCTCAGGTATATATGAGGACGAGGGTTCGTATATGGATAACTTCATAGATATGGGTTTTGACCTAACGATCAAGTATGAAGTCAATAGCCAGCAAATTTAGTTGTTTTGAGTTATATCTAGCGCTTTATAGGTTCCATCTTTTTCAAAATACTCCGGATACAGTTTAAAGTACTCGGAGTATTTTTCTACCTTAGCGTCTGAGTCCAAGAATCCTGTACCTTTGAAGTTATACTTAGCGGTCAGGAAGTCAAATGACCTCTCACAGAACTCATGATCTACTTCCTTGTTAGAAGCAAAGTGCCTTGATCCCATATCATGAGTCTTCCAACTATTCGAACAAAGGTGCAGGATCTCATCTAAGCAGTGCACAGCCTTGATAGGTAGATTAAGAAGCCTTGGGAGCACATAATCCTCTCCATTAGTGATATCATTGAATCTGGACCAGTCTATACCATTTAAACGTGCTGTAGGGTATATCTGACCCCTTATGAACGAAGGTACAGTCTCAAACTTGGTTAAGTCCATGCTTATAGGTTGTTCTTTGTACTCTACTCCCGGGTATAGTACCTTCACTTCACTCTGATCAAGACTACCTAAGATAGCTCCTAAGTGATCTTGTATCCTTCTAGCTGATGGTATTGGATAAGTGTCATCATCCTGCATCCAAATGTACTCTAAGTCAGAGTACAGCTCCATACCTCTTACCAAGGCTGTAGATCGTATCTTACCTATAGGAGTCCCCTTCTGGTGCCACACATAATCAACAGTTAGGTACTGGTATCTACATGCACTAAGTTCTAAGGCCATTATTTCAGCATAGGAAGGGTTCTGGACAAGCACTAAGGCTTCTACCTTGCCTCTCATTGGCTCGAGTACTCGAGTAGAGTAGGCCGGCATCCACTCGTTTACCAGCCACTTTACTCTACCGAAAGATGGTATCAAACTTAATAACATTTCTTAGCGTCCATTGGTATGAAGTAAGCCTCATTTGCCCCTAATATTAGACCCGCACCTATTGTGGGTCTATTTAAAGCTTCTCTAGCATAATTAAAAGCATACTTCTTTTCATCTATTAAGCATCCTAGATTCAGACCAAATATCTGAGATGATGAATTTGAGTGGTAGTGCACACCGCCTGAAGAGTGTGTATGCCCCCCAACAAAACTCTGTCTCTTACGTATAGCTGCGTTCAAAGCTCCTGAAGGTCCTGATGGAAGCTTGTGGTTGAAGAATATACCATCAAGCTCTACACTCATTACAAACTTCCATGACTCAGGCACCTCAAATATCTCATTATAAGACTTGAGGTATTCAGGGCCTATACCTATTTCCTTGAGTTTTCTTTCAGGCAATCTTGAGTGGTTACCAAGAGTTATATACTGTTCTGGGAACATCTCTAATAATAAGTGTATACTTTTTAGGGCTTTCTTCCTCTCAACTACAGATGAATACGCTGTTGGCTCCGGTTTAAAGAATGATATCTGATGATTATCAATGATGTCCCCACAACAAACAACAGTCTTAGGCTTATAAATATCTTTCAAGTGCCTTAAAAAGTCGAATGTTTTAGGGTGGTGGAAAGGGAAGTGTGTGTCAGAGTATGCGAGTATGGGGTATATATCTTTATTTTTCATCATCTACATCCGATGCTGAACCTTCGAAATCCTCTCCGTCTTCATCGCACTCATATTCAAACTCTGCTTCGTTCTGAGAGCTTATCCAAGTACTCATAAGTTGCGCTAGCCCTAATTGGAGTGCGTGATTACCTACCCCGCCTATTGCGTGTCCTGCCTGACGGCTCTTGAAGTCTGCGTCGGTGAATGTGTAGTACCCATAAACAAAACCTTCTCCTGGGTTATCAAATCTATCCGTTAAGTGCTCTATGATTGTGCTTGTAGGAAGCTCTGATAAATAGTCCGTTATCTCTTTACTCATCCTAATACCCCTTTTAAAAAGTAAAAGGGCCAATTAAGGCCCCCGTCTATTCGAAACTTATTTGGATTTTGGTACTATTTTTTTACCCTCAGGTTTCTTAGGTGGCTCCTTTTCAGGTTCAGGGGTCTTCTCAGTTTCAGG